GTCGGCGACGTGCTGCGCAACAGCGTCGGTCTGAATGTCGCCGACCAGGGGAAGAACCTGCGCGTCACCGGGATGACGGCGACCACGATCACCTTCGCCGAAACCCTGACCACGGTCTCGGGCCCGGTGGCGACCTGGAGCTTCACCCGGCCGGGCCGGGTGCTGATCAACCCCGCCCCGGGTTCAATCATCCGCCGCTACTTCACGATCGAGGAACACGAGATCGATATCGACGGCTCGGAAATCTTCACCGATGCCGTGTTCGGCATGATGAAGTTCTCGATGCAGCCGGATGGCGAGGTGCTGTTCGACCCGAGCTGGACCGGCACCGGCCAGTTCGAGAGCAAGACCGGCGTCGGCGCGCCGCATTTCACCGGCCCGACCGAACCGACCGAGGCGCCGCTGTCGGTCGCCGACGCGACGGTGCGCCTGGGTTCGAGCGACCTGGTCGACATGACCGCCTTCGAACTGACGGTCAATCTCGGCCTGAATGCGCCGGTCGTCGCGGCGTCGAAGTATTCGCCCGATGTGTTCGACGGCCAGATGTCGATCGGCGGCAGCCTGACCGCGCTACGCTCCGACCTCGGTCGCGTCGCGCAATTCCTCGACGAGGACCAGCTGTCGCTGCACGTGCTCACCGTCGGCAACGAGGACAATCCGCAATCCTTCATCTCGATCTACGTGCCCAACTTCACCTTCGGCGGTGTCGACAAGTCGGCCCTGAGCCGTCAGGGCGGGGCGCGCACCCAGCAGCTCGCCATCCCCGAGGATCTCGTCGGCATCGACAGCCGCGGCGGGGCCTATGACCCGACGATGATCAAGATCCAGGTCTCGAACGCGGCCTGATCGACTGCGGCGCGCTCCCCCGGCGGGGCGCGCCGTCTCTCTCCCGTCCAGCATTCATTCCTTCTGAGGGAACTCCACGATGACCGTCGCCTTCGATATCGATGTCTTCGACACTGCCGATACCGCGGAACTGACCATGGTCCACCCCGTGACGGGCGAACCGACCACCTGGGTCTGGACGCTCGCCGGCCCCGGCCACCCCAAGACCATCGAGCAGTCGAACCGGATCGCCCGGGAGCGGCTCGACCAGGAGCGCCAGAAGGAGCAGGCGCGCGTCAACGGCAAGAAATGGCATGAGCCGCGCCGCGAACCGGAGGAGGAGCGCCGCCGCAACTGCGCCTATTTCGCCGAGCGCGTGGTGGCCTGGACGCCGTGCCGCATCAACGGCGCGGACTATCCGTTCTCGACCGAGAACTGCATCGCCATCCTGGCCGATCCACGGAAGCCGAAGATCTTCAACCAGCTGGCGGCCTATTTCGCCGGTGACGAGGCTTTTACCGCGCGCTCCGCGACGAACTGATCGTAGCGGCCGAGCACCGGTTCGCGCTGGGGCGCAGAAACAAGGATGGCCACACCGAGCGGCAGCACCTCGAAGGGTTGCTCGCTCGGGCCAAGACCGCGGACCGCCGCGAAGAACTCGAGGCCAGGCTGCTCGGTCCCGCCGTGCCGCCTGCCGGCCTCTACCTCTGGGGCTGGTTCAACGAACTGAGTGATGCGCGCGGGGCCGGCGGTCTCGGGCCCGCGCCGATTTCCTATCCCGATATCCTCGCCTGGTCCCGCCTGACCGGACGCCGCCCGGCGCCCTGGGAGGTCGGCGTGATCAAGGCGCTGGATCTCGTCTACCTCACTTGCACCCAGGCGCCGGCCGATGACTGATCGGCCGGCGTCGCTCCCCTGACAACCGAACGGAGGCACCGATGGCCGCATCCGCTGTCACCGACATCTACACGGTTGTCCTCGAGGTCGACGCCCGCTCGGGCGCCGCCGTACTCAAGCAGACCGAAGCGGCGATGGGCAACACGGCGGGCGCCGCCGAGAAGCTCGTGCAGCGGGTCAAGGACCTGACCGCCACCATGGAAGGCAGCAGCGCTGCCGACCGCACCAAGCTGCGCACGATCGAGGGGGTCGACGGCGCGATCACCCGTCTGATCACCAAGACCATGACGCCCTACGAGCGCTCGCTGCGCGACGTCGAGCGGGCCGAGCAATTGGCAGCCCAGGCCCGCAAGCTCGGCAGCGCCCAGGCCGACGCCGCGGCAGCGGCGGTCGAGCGTCTGCGGGCGCGGACCGACGCCCTGAGCGGCGCGGCGAACGACAATGCCGAGACGATGCGCAAAGCCAGCACCACCATTGCCGGCATGGAGGGTGCCGCCGCATCTCTTACCGGCCGGCTCGGCGCGCTCGGTACCGCGCTGTCGGGCCTGGGCCCGCTGGGCATTGCCCTCGGTGCGGCCCTGGCCGCCGCCGGCGCGGCCGCCGGACTGATGGTCACGGCCGGCGAGAAGATCAACGCGCTGGACGGCAAGCTGCGGATCGCCACCGGGTCGGCCCAGGGTGCGGCAGTCGCCTTCGACGCGATCTACGCGTCGGCGCGGCAGATCGGCCTGCCGATCGAGGCCGGCATCGATCTCTTCGGTCGCATGACGCTCGCGGCCAAGGACCTCGGCGCGACGCGTTCCGAAGTTCTCAAGCTCACCGATACCATCCAGAAGTTCGCAGTCGCGGGTGGCTCGTCGGCCCAGGAGGCGGCATCCGGTGCCCAGCAGCTCGGCCAGGCCCTGGCCTCGGGCGTGCTGCAGGGCGACGAGTTGCGGTCGATCCTCGAAAACATGCCGCTGCTCGCCCGCGCCCTGGCCGATGGTCTCAACACCTCTGTGGGACGGCTCCGCGACATGGGCGCCGCGGGCGAACTGACCTCGCAGCGGGTGTTCCAGGCGATCGTCTCGCAGTCGGCGCAGGCCGACAAGATGTTCGGCCAGTTGGGCGACAGCGTCGAACGCGCCCAGGCCCGCATGGGCAACGCCTGGGACGTGCTGCTCGCCCGGCTGAACAAGATCTTCGGGGCCTCGGAGGCGCTGGCGCGGGTCTACAACAACCTTGCCAAGGGCATGGAGGCGATCACCCCAACGGCGGATACAGACCGGCTGGGCAGGCTGCTGCAGGAGCGGGACAACCTGCTTTCCCGCCAAGCCAACCGGCGCGGCGACCTCGCCGGTATCCCCGAGGAGATCGCGAAGTATCAGCCGACCTTCTCGAATGCCGATACCGTCCGGGGGGAAGTCGAAGAACGCAAGCGGCTGAAGCAGCTGAACGAGGAAATCTTCGCGCTGGAGATGCAGCGCGAGGCCGACCTCCGGGGCGTCCAGGCCGAAGCGGCGCAGGCGCGCCAGGATGCCTTTAAGCGCCAGTTTGACGCGATGCAGTTGATCGGCCGCAGCCTCGACGAACTTGTAGGCCAGTACCGGCTGGAAGCCGAGCAGTTGAACCTGTCCGACTATGCGCTGCGCAAGATCGCCGCGACCGAGAAGGGTCGGCTCGACTATCTCAAGGAGAACGGCATCACCACGCCAGCAGCGCTCGCTGCGTTGCAGATCACCGATCCCGGCCGCGCCGTGGCGCTGACTGCCGGCGCGGAACAGGCCGGGGCCGAGGCCGGCAAGCTGTCGGACGCGCAGCGTCGCAAGGACCTCGACGACTACAACCGTTCCCTCGCCGGCGAAATGCGCCTGCTCGCGGCCGCGCCGGCGGCCCGCTACAAGGTCCAGGCTGCGATCGAGGCCGAGGCGCTGGTCCGGAAGGGCCTGATCAGCAGCGCCGAGCAGGCAGGATACCAGAGCCAGATCGAGGCGAAGCTGCTGGGCCAGGCCGCCGATGCCGCCAATCAGCAATCCCTCGCCACCCGCGATGCGATCAAGGGCAATCTCGACCTGGTTGCCGCCTGGGCGCAGGGGGCGGGTGCCGCCGAGGTTGCCGCCGCCAGGATGCAGGCCCACGCCCAGGCTGCCGGCAAGGCCGGCATGAACGAGGCCCGCCTCGCCGTCGAGATCCGCAACAGCAACGCGGCCGCTGCCGCGGCCGACCTGGCGAAGCGCAATGCCGATCTGGCGGAACAGAACGCCTATCTGGCCAAGCTCGTCGACGCGGAGAAGCACGGCGCCGAGGCGGTTGCCGAGGTCGAACTCGTCGAGCGCAAGCGACTGGCGACGCGAGAGGCCCGGGCCAAGCTGGATGCCGCCACCGATCCCAAGGTGCGCGACGCTCTGGAGCAGGAGATCAAGGCCACCGAGAAGCTTATCGACAGCAATGCGCGCCTCCAGTCCAGCCGGCAGGCTGCAGCAATGCAGCGCCAGCAGCAGCAGGATCTGAGCGTGGCGCTCGCCGAGCGCGAGATCGCGATCGAGGTCGATCCGACGAGGCGCGCGGCGATGGAGCAGGCGCTCGCGCTGAAGCAGGCGGAATTGCAGATCCGCCAGCAGCTGGTTGGTGCCTCGGAGGAGGAAATCCAGAACAGCCTGCGCCTGGCCGAGGCCATTATCAGGACGCAGGCCGAAACCAGGCGCGTCCAGGAAATCCAGGCCAAGGGCCGCGAATTGTTCGACGACCTGGCGAACATGGTCCAACAGGCCGGGGAGAAGGGCGGCAAGGGTTTCGCCGAAAGTCTGGTGACCTGGACCAGGGCCGCGCTCAAGACGTTGGCCAAGGAGATGGTGCTCCGGCCCATCATCCAGCCGATCATGACGCAGGTCGTCGGAGCCATTCCCCAACTGTTCGGTATCTCCGGTGGTGGTTCCACCGCAGCCGCCGCCGGAGGCCTGGGCTCGGTCCTGTCGCCGATAAGCGATATCCTCGGCATGGCCAAGAACTTCGTCGGTGACACGTTCAGCGGCGTCTCCTCGTGGATCAACGGCATCGGCTCGTCGCTCGGTTTCGCCTCGACCTACGCTACGCCGATGGCGGCCAGCACGGCGCTCGGCGTCGCCGGCATTCCTGGAGGCGTCTCCGGGACGATGATGGGCACGGCGACCAATGTCGGCGGCCTGTTCGGATCCACCACGCTCTCCGGGCTCCTGGGGGGCGTCGGTGCCGGCTTCGGTGTCGGGAGCCTGCTGAACGGGCTGCTCGGCGGCTCGCAGGTCGGCGGCATGATCGGCTCCGGCGTCGGATCACTCGGCGGCGCGCTGGCCGGGACGTTCCTGTTCCCCGGTGTCGGCACGTTGCTCGGCGGCATCCTCGGCGGCGGTGCGGGCGGCGTCATCGGCGGCCTGTTCGGCAAGGACAAGCAGACGCCCCGCGGCTATGCCGGCGGCGAGATCGGCAGCAACAATCGCTTCTCGGCCAGCGGCGTGCACCAGGCAGGGCTCGACGGCTACGACAACTCCGCCGATCGCCAGCAGATGGCCCAGTTCGCCCAGACCATGAACGCGACGATGGATCGTTACCGGCTGAACTTCTCGACCGGGCGGGATGCGATCAACGCCAACGGCGCGACCAATGGCCTGCTGACCATCGGCACCATGTACGGCGGCGCCAAGGACGCTGCCGATCTCTTCATGCGCTGGTTCACCACGCCGAAGGGCAAGGCGGCCGGTGCAGGCACGACGACCGAGGCTGACTGGATGCGGGCCTCCGGCTATACCCGCAACTCTACCTATGACCGCGACACCGGCTGGACCAGCGACCTCCGCGATGCCGCGGGCAACCAGGTCACCCAGGAGGCCTGGAACAGCGATTACGAGAAATGGCGCAGCACGCAGACGACCGGTGGCGCCACCGGATCGTTGTTCAAGAGCGACGATACCTATGTCCAGAAGGCGCTGGACCGGATGGCCAACGGTGACGCCAAGGTCACCGGCGCCGAGGACGTCCAGAAGTTCCTGGATCTCGCCGGCGGCTTCAAGGATGCCGCCGATCGCGCCGCGGCGGGCCTCAACACTCTGAAGCGCCAGACCCTCGAATGGGATATTGCGGCGCGCGACGCCGGTCGCGCCCTGGCCCAGCAGGTCAAAGACTATCTCGACGCGACCCGCAGCCTCTATGGCGAGGGCTCCACCGAGATCAATCAGGCCGCCACCGCCCAGCGCCAGAACATCTACGCGCTGATGAACCTGGACCCGGCCGGCAATGCGATTGATCCCAACGCGCCGAGCGACATGCTCACCGGCCGCAATGCCGACTTGGCCCAGGCCAAAGCCCAGATCGCGCAGTATAAAGATGCTCTGATCGCGACCGGCCTCACGGCCGAGCAGGCGGCGACGGTGGTCGAGCGCGGCATGGCGGCGACATCAGCCGCGATCAACGCCCGCTGGGATGAGATCGATCGCCGGTCCAATGCCGCGCTGACCCAGCGCTACAACACCGCCGCACTGACGGCCTACGGCTCGCGTGCCGGTGTCACGGCCAACGACATGGCGACGGCCGCGCTTGACGAACAGCACCGCCAGGAGATGTACGACGCCCGGCAGGCCGGCAAGTCGCCCGAGGAACTGGCCCGCCTGCAGACCACCCATACCACCGAGAAGCTCGCGCTGGCCGAACAGCAGCTTGAGCAGGGCCGGCGTACCGCCGAGGCGATGATCGATCGCCAGAACGCAGCCCTGGTCACGCTCGGCCGCGCCAGCGAGGCGGACGCGCAGCGGTCTAGCCTGCAGGCCCGGCACCGCCAGGAACTGTGGGACGCCGAGCACAGTGGCATGGACAAGGCGTCGATCAAGATGCTGCTGCACACCCAGCAGCTTGAGGACGAAGCGCTTGCCTACCAGCAGACGGTACAGGCTGCGCAGGAAGCAGCGCAGGCGGCCGGTTCTTTCAATGCGTCCCTGACATCGGTCGCCGTCGCCCGTGCCCAGTCGCCGTTCGCTGCCGCAGAGAAGGCCCTGGACAAGGCCAAGGAAAACTTGGCCGACGCGCAGAACGGCGTCTCGGAGATCATCAACAAAATGGTGTCGGGCTGGACCCAGGCGGCGGACAGCCTGAAATCGGCGCGCGATCAGATCATGGTCGGCGACCTGTCGCCGCGCGACCTCGCCCAGCGGATGGAGGTTGCGCGCGGGCTCTACGAGACATCCAAGGCCAATGCCCTCACCGACCCTGAGGAGGCTCAGAAACTCGGCCAGCTCGGTCAGCAGTATCTTCAAGCGGCAAAGGCATACTTCGGGCCGAACGTCGAGTACGCCAGAATATTCGACGAGGTGACCGGGACGCTCGCGAGCACCGAGACGGCGGCCCAGCAGCAGGCCCGTATCGCGCAGAACCAGCTGGACAAGTTGCGCGAAATCTCGGGCAAAGCCACCTCGATTGACGAAGCAATGGCGAAGCTTGTAGCAGCCCAGGCCGCGAAGGATGCCGCGGAGACGGGTAAAACCACCGCCGAGGCAGGAATGAACACCGGCCTCCTCGGGCAGTTCAATACGTTGGCCGGTCAGTATTCTGCCTACATGGCAACGGAGACGCCGAAGGTCGGGGCAAAGATCGCCAGCGAAAATGCGGAGGCTGCATTCGGCGGCGCCCGGGACGCGATCCTGAATGCGATCACCGATTGGAAGATCCTGAACCAGATCGGCGAGCGCTATTACAATCACGTCGTCGGCGGGGTGGCCGATGTTATCCGCGTAAAGGTGCTGCAACTCGGTGGTACCCCGTCCTTCGAGACGGGTGGCTACCATTGGGGCGGCCTCCGCCTCGTCGGCGAGCGCGGACCGGAGCTCGAGGTTACCGGGCCGGCGCGCTACTGGTCGGCGGCGGAGACCCGCGCCCTGCTTGCTCCCAACGCCGGCGGTCTGGATTACGCTGGCATGCCTTCTTGGGCCACGTCCGACGTTCGAAGTGTCATTGCCGGGGGCGGTCGCTTCGATCTGCCGGCGATGCCGCGAACCGCCGCCAATGATCGCGAGGCGACAGCCGAACTCATCGCCGAGCTTAAGGCGCTGAGGAAGGAGGTGGCTGAGCTGAAGGGCGCGGCTGAGGCGGGCAACCGGATCGCAGTGGGCGCGGCCGAGGCTAACATCGAGGGGCTTGCGGTGACGGCCCGTGAGCAGCGGCAGACGGCGACCGCGGTAAAGCGGGCGAGCGTTTATCGCTGACGTTCACCTCGACAGCTTGGAACCAGGTTGGATGAGGAACTGGGTCCACGAGTTATTCGCGGGCGTCATGTAAAACATCATGTTGGCGGACGTGGCGCAGGCAGTGTTGAAGGCGGCTACCGATCCCGCCCTTGTCGCGCCGAACCAACGTCCCTCGGCTGTCGACAGCATCGTCACCGTTTCCTTTATCAGGTCATCGTAATACGTGATGCAGCCGACCGGAGTGTAGCTCACCCAGCCGTCTCCGGTCGCCCGCGCCTCGCGCGACGGTCCGGTATAGGGCGCCTGCATCACGACATCGGGCGGGATCGGCACACCCTCGGCCGCAGCCCCGCTTGCCACCATCACCGCTATTGCTGCCGCGATCATCGTCCGCATGTCCGCCTCCATCTAAGCGGCGCCAGCGCAGCACGACATTGCACCGTCGTCAAGGTTCACAACTCTAAGCTGTTAACACTCGGGTGGCGCGCATGGCAAACATCTACCTCGTCGAGATTGTCTATCTCGATCCGGTGACGGTGACGGCCGAGGCGATCTATGCCTGCACCGGGACCGGTTTTACCGCGCCGGACGCGCCTGGGTACTACGTCCCGGCCGTGATCCAGGCGGCGGACATGGACCGCACGATATGGACCGACGACCGGACGTTCGGGACTGGGAAGATGTCGCTGGGAGACATCGTCCTGTCAGCGCTGCCGCTCAGCCCCGGCGCCGCCCCCCCCTATGACGTTCTGCAGGCACATGGTTGCTCGGTGTATGGGCTCGATGCCCGCCTTCTGGTCGTCGACGAGGACGGCGCCTACGCCGACGCCGTCGTGATCTATGCCGGGCCGCTTGAGACATTTGAGTTCTCGGGCGACGGGACACGGGTGACATTCCGCTGGCGCGATGCTGTCGCGGCCCTTGTCGACAAAACCGCGCAACTGTCCCAGTACCTCGGAAACAACGCACTGCCTTCCGGCGTCGAAGGCGTGACCGACCTCAAGGACAAGTGGAAGCCAAGACCGTTCGGTTATGTCCAGAACGTCCCCGTGCCCTGCGTAAACACCAGTCTGCCGGTTTTCCAGTTTGCCGACAGCGCCGATGCTCTGCCCCCAACCTCCGACGCCCGCGTCCGCCTGATGATCAGGGGCGCGGTGATGACGCCCGGGGTCGCGCGGGCATCTCTTGCCGCATTGCTGGCAAACTCGGCCTCGTCCGGCACTTGGGACTACTATATTGGCGCCGAGGGCGCATTCGCGCGGCCCGCATTCGCCCAGGCCGACGATGGCGCGGTGACGATGGATATCGTCGAAGGAGCCAATTCCGCCGCTCGCACCACCGCCCAAATCTGGAAGCGGATGCTGGTGTCGTGGGGTGTCTTGTCGGGCGATATCTCGTCGGCCGACATCACGGCCCTGGATGCCGCGTTCCCGGCCGAGGCCGGCCTGTGGTTGGGCGTCGAGGAGGTCAAGCGCCGCGACGCCGTCGACCAGATCACGACATCGGCCACGGCGATTACCTGGCGCAGCTCCGGCATCTGGCGCATTCGGCAGGTTACGGCCCCGAGCGGATCGCCCGTCGCGACGTTTAGGGATTTCGGCGGCGGCGGCGTCACTACGGCGACGGATATTCCTATCGTCAGCCTCGAAATCATCGCCCCGGACGCCGATAGCGGCGCCCCGACGCAGCAGGTCAAAATCGAGTACGCGAAAAACTGGACCGTGCAGAACCGCGACCAGGTCTATGGCGCCACGGGGATGGATCTGGCACGCATGGCGTTTCTCGAAAAGGAATGGCGCACTGCATCGACCCCCGTCGACACAGCCGTAACCGATACCTACGGCAATGCCCGCAAGATCACGATCCAGTCGCTGATCTATGACGCGACGGCCGCAGCGAACCTCGCTGCCAGCATTCAGGCATTGCTTGGGACAACAGGGGCCGCGAAGCGGTCTTGGCTGCGCGTGACCTGCGCTCTGAACCATCCAGCCGTGCCGCTGATCCAGGAATTGTCCTTGGTTCGCATCGTGTTCCCTCGTTACGGGCTCGACGCCGGCCGGCTCTTCCGCGCCTGCCGTATCGCCTACGACGCCGCAGCGAACGTAGCAACTTTCACCGTGTGGGGCTGAGATGGCATTCGCGGACTCGGTCAATTGCGTCGTTGGATTTCCCCGATGGACCGATCGGATTACGTGGAGCGGCCCCGGCGTCGCGTCGTATCCTGCATCGAACCTTTCCGTCTATCCGCTGTCGCAGGTCTGGCGATCGACAGGGCTCGGCGCCGATGCCCTAATGGTAGTCGGCTCGTTCGATCGCGACCGCGGTGTCCGGCTCGTTGGCGTCTGCAACCACAACCTGACCCTGCAGGCGATGATGCGCGTCAGGCTCTACGAGCGTGCGCCGGTCGCGTGGACGGTCAACACCACGACGGACGTCATCACCGCCACCGGCCATGCGCTGGTCAACGGCAACAGCTGTATCGTCTACACCAGCTATGGCGGCAGCGATGCGCTGCCCACCAGCACGCCGCAAATCGTGCGTGGGACGGTCTATTACGTGGGGTCAGTCTCAGGGTCGACGTTCAAACTCTACACGACGCAGGCCAGTGCACTGGCCGGCACGGGCGCCATCGACTTCTCGACGACTGGCACCGGCACGCACCGCATCATCGGCCCGATCCTGTACGACAGCGATTTTATCGAGGTCTGGCCGCCAGTGTTCCCCGCCGCCGAGTACTCGGGCAGCCCGGAATGGGAAGAAAACAACTGGTGGGATGGCAAGTACACGACGGAACAGCTAGCCGACACCGCTTGGCACAGGCCCGTGTTGCTCGACCGGATCTATCTGGCTCGCGCGCTGACCGTCGAGTTCGTCGACCCGGACAACCCCGCTGGCTACGTACAGGCGGGCGTTGTCGAGGTTGCGCAAGGGACGCAGCTGTCTGTCCACTTTTCCTATGGTGCCGAACTGGGTTTTCGCTTTCGCTCGGTCGAGGTCGAGGCATTCGGGGGCACGAAGTCATTCCTGAG